GTGATGATCCCGGTGCTGGCTCAGCGCCTCGGGGTATCGGAGGCGAAGCTGCGGACAGTCATAGGCAACTACGGGCTGTTCGCAGTACAGGGCGACAGGGTGTTCTTCTCCGAGTCCCTGAGCAGGCGGATGGCGGCGATCGAGAGCGCAGCCGAATCCCGTAAAAAAAAGGCTCTGAACGCCGCCAAAAACAGGTGGGAAAAGGGCAAAAAAGAGGCGGGAAAATGCTCAAGCATTGCTCAAGCAATGCTCAAGCAATGCCCGAGCAATGCTCAAGCATTAAAACCTGACAATCAGGTTTTTACAAATTTGGGAAACAGCGAAACACCTAAATCGCCTTATATATATAATAATAATAATAATATATATAATATAAAGGGGGGTGCAGGGGGGGAAAACCCGTGTTTCGTGAAACCCACGGTCGAGGAGGTCGCCGCCTATATCTCGGAGAAAAAATTCGATGTCGATGCGGCCGCGTTCGTCGCCTTTTACGAGAGCAAAGGCTGGAAGGTCGGACGCAGCCCGATGGTGAGATGGAAACAAGCCGTCGTCACCTGGCAATACCGCAAAGGAGGAGGAGGAAAGGCAAATGAGAAATTACAGACAAAAAACAAAGTCTCCATCTACGACGATTGCCTTAGATAGGAGGCTGGAACAGGTCAAGGCGGCGGAACGGATGGTCTGCGGAGCGGTGCTGCTTGAGTCGGAGGCCATCGTGAGGGTTTGCGGCATCTTGAAGCCCGAACACTTCTACGACCCCGCCATGGCGGCGGTCTACAAGGCCATCTACGGCATCTGGTCGGACGGCGGCAAGCCGGACATGCTCCGGGTGTGCGAGTCCCTGCTCAAAAGCGGGGACATCGAAAAGGCGGGAGGCATGTACGGCATAAGCCAGCTTGCCTCCAATGTGGCATCCACCGCCAATATCGAGGGCCATGCGCTGTATGTCCGGCAATGCTACACGCAGCGGGCATTGATGCAGGCAGGGGGGCAGATACGAGACCTGGCCCAAGACTTGACGCTGGACGTGAGCGACCAGGTGTCGTCGTCCATCAAGCTCATCGAGTCGGTTGCCAACGAGATGGACTACGACAACCCCGCCGTCGGCATGGAGGAGGCGACAAACAAGGCCCTCGAGCAATACGCCGAGAAAGAACGGCTAAGGGCGGAAGGGAAGACCTACGGCATCATGACCGGTATCAAGGTGCTGGACAAGTACGTGGCAGGCTTTAAGCCGGGCGACTTGGTCGTGTTAGGGGCACGGCCGGCCATGGGGAAGACGAGCGTGATGCTGAGCTTCGCCAAGAACATGGCCAAGTCCGGGAAAAAGGTCTGCATCTTTTCCCTTGAAATGAGCGACGTGTCGCTGGCGAACAGGCTGATATTGTCCTGTTGCCCGGGCATGGACACGACAGCGTACCGGGGAGGCTACCTGTCGCAGGGCCAAAAGGACCAGATCCTGGACGCAGTGGGGGAAATAAGGAGGCTGCCTATCATGATTGACGAGA